TCATCGCTGATTGGCTCATCGCTCTTTGGCTCATCGCTGATTGGCTAGAATTCCCTGGATTCTGATTGGCTCATCGCTGATTGGCTAGAAATACCCCGCATCTGATTGGCTAGAAATACCGGGACTTCGCACGTTTTCGTGACTTATTCTTTCTTTTTTTGCGGTACGTTTTTCTACCACGCTTTCCTCCCGCAACAACTGGTTGAGGCGCTCCATTAAACAATACATCAACAACAGTTGTGTCAGAATTAGGTAATACGCCAGGCATCGCTAGCAGTTCATTATAAGTAGTTCTATTATCAAGAGGTATACCTTCAGTGCTCCTCTCAGCGATCTTACCATCTAACGGAGGTCTAATGTATTCTGTTACAATGGCTAATATTCTCATATCAGCAACCATTGCATCAAGACCATTACCATAACCCTGCGCGTGTAGTTGATTACGTATATAAGTAACCATGGTAGTTAAACCCCGGACAGTAAGTAGGGTTGGTGGTGCCGCTGCTGGTGGTGGTGGTAGATGTTCTGCCGCCGCTGCTCCTGGTGGTGGTGGTGGATATGGTGCCATATGATATACAAATATTTTAATATAGAATTGCTTAATCAACGCACATATTTACCCATTTCTTATCGGTCCATTGTCTGATCGCTGATTGGCTAGAAATACCGCCGCAACGGATCTCTTAAAAATTGACGCTTACCATATGTAAAAGGACGATGACTTGTCGCATTATGGCTCCTAACACTGAACTTTCTCTTGCGAAATTTGCGCTCACGGATGCTCTTCGGGCACTGGATACACTTCGGAACGCGAACCAAGAGCTGATTCGGTCACTGGAACGAGCAGACGAACAATTAACTTGGGCGGAAGAGAGGTTGGAACAGGATCCCCACAACGAGGTACTCTTGGAAGGTGCATGTAACGCGCGCGCCGATTACGAGGATACCCGCATCATCTACGACGACGTGTTTGGAGGTGCGGAACGGGACATACGGCAAGCACATGAAAATGTACTCCGACTGCAGTAAAACAAAAACAGTCATGGTGGAGAGTTCGCACACCTTTTTTAATTTAAATAAAAAGTCAGTAGAATCATTATGCCACCGTATTCCTTTAAATTTCATTGTTCTAACGTAGATATGTTTGAAATTCGTCAACAATTATCGGAATATCATTTTGGAATTCTTCATTGCATTGAAATACATCTTCCGTACATTATCGTTCATTACGCAAACTTTACCAAAGAGGACGTTCGTGATGAAATTGAAAATAAAGGTAAACTGATGGGAAATTGGCTGTTGTTACCACTTTAGAAAAAAATTGATAGTTTACCCTATTGGATAGAAGGATTATCATGGCGCTCTTTGATACCATTGTGGCGAGTGGCGCGGCGAACACGCTTGTGTTCTTTGACGTGAGTGGAAGTGTGATGGGGGTCACGCATACACGTGAAGAAGTGATTCACGCAATGGCCCGAAACTTGTTTTCTGAATTATCGGCGAATCAAATTGTATCCTTCAAATGTGCCTTCTTTGGATCTAAAAATGCAAAACTTAAAGAAGGATTTTATTTTGATTATTCTACCTATTTGGTTTCACAAATGGATGTATTTTTGGAAGATGCAAAGACGCACACGGCGCGTGAAAACTTGACGTGTCCTCATTTCGCATTGAATGGAATTCGTGAAGATTACCTTACTAAGAATCAGATACTTCAACGTTGGATGAATCCAACCGATTCACGCCGACTCGTGTACCTGGTAGGGGATGGTGACCTTTTTGATGGAACGACGAACATTGCCGGAGTAAGGGCGGAGTTTACGAAAGCATTCGCGGCGTTCATGACAACGTTTCCACTTCATCAGTTTATCATCTTGACAATTGACATTAAAAATAAGGCGAATTCATCGGCAGAAACAACCCTTGTCGGAAGTGACATTTACAAGGCGTGCAAGGATACGAAACGCATATCACTCTTCAAGACGTACACGTCGGATTGTCCCGAGGGGTACATCATGTTTGAGAATCCGCACGTGCCGATTACTCATGTCAAATGTGGAAAGCAAATGTTTTTGCGTACTCGTGAACCTGAATTTTACGAGTGGGTAAAGGACGAAGTGGCAAAGGGTGCGAATTTGCCGATGCTTGTGCGAAATACGTGCATGGCAGTGGCGGATTATGTAGAAAAGGAAGGGATGAACGATACGATGAGCGAACATTTCATTCAATCGTACATGCGTTTGTTTCCAGAAGAAGAGGCCGAGATTTTCAAAATGAATACACAGCGTGCGTTGAATGGAACGGCCGCACTTGTGTCTGAATTTAGAAAAACGTTGGTAGAAAAGTTTTCGTCTGCGGAAGAATCTTTGGTGAAAAACGCCCAAGCGGCAATGGGTGCGACGGATACCGTTTACGTAACGATGGTACACAACAACACGGTGTACTTGGTTCCGAAAGTATCTGAAAAGTGCGGGAATTACCAGAATGCTGGAAGTAAAACCCTGGAAGGGATTCTTCCTGTGATTCCTGTGAACCGAACCCGAAATGACATGACGGACCAGTGCACGCGTCAATTTGTTCGTTGGATGATGACGAGTCGTGGGTTTGAAGTTCGTGATGAACGAACTAAATTCTCGGCGCTGTTGGATATGGTAAGGGTCGTTCATTCCCCGGTACCCGACACCATCAAGCAAACGTTCCGACGGATGGGGCACACCATGTTGTGTAAAAAGGTAACGGGGAAGGACATTACGGAAATGGATTATTTTCGTGAAGGGAACCCATTATCTTCTGCCATGATGAATACGTTGAAACAAGTCGCTTCTACCGTGGGTCTTTCTGCGGAGGTCGCATGGAGTGCGATATGTAAGGAAATGGCGACGATATGTGGAGATGATTTGATGTGGATCAATCAAAAGTGTGTGGATGCGACTCCGCATTTGAAGAATGTAGGGACGGTACGTCTTCATGAAATGGAAGAGGAGTGGGTGTTTGAGTGTCCGGTGATGCAGGAATCCACGGTAGGTGGTGGGTGGACGTTCCCGCTACACATGTGGCGTGGAAAAGAGTGTGCTCCCCGAACGGTCGTGTCTACGTCTGCCGTGGATACGATGACCCATGAAGGAAAGGTGAAGTGCTTGTTCTGCCGTACACCGGTCAATAGAGAAAGCATGTCGTTTCGGGTAAAGACGGAAGGGGCATTGCGACCCTTGCCGCTAGTATCGTCTCCAAAAGGTGAAACGCGGGCGATACAGATGGTGGGTGTACCCGGTTCAGGAAAAACCACATGCATTCAAAAGTTGGTGGCGGAGTTCAAAAAGACAGATTGGACGACGCATGTGGTGAGTACAGATCAGGAAGCGTTGCGACTCATCAAGGAAGGTGTTACGATGCGCGATGTGATGCCGCGGGCGATAGATTGTGTGAAGCAAGAAGTGTTGCGTATCATTTCACTACAGGGAAAGAATATGATATTGGTAGATACGTGTGGCGATTTCAAGGATCCGAACGTGTTCGGCCAGGCGATGCCGGTGTACCGTTTGGCGTGCAATGTGTTTCCAAATATGGTACCGGAGGATTATGTTGGCGGAACTCTTTACGAGGTGTTGACTCGTGAAGGGTCGTTTCTAAATCCAACGACGATGGGGTTTCAAAAGTGCATGGAGGTACACAAGAAGAAGTGCATGGCGTTGGGGTACAAGTACAGCATCAAGCCGCCCTACACGACGATTGAATCCGCCCGCGAGTACTTGAGGCCGTACCATCAGCGGTACATGGCGTATTTGACCTCGCAGGATGGGTCGGTGGAGAGTCACATGAGGAAGGCGATGGAGTAACCCACTTTATAAATCACCCGCTACAAATTTTTTATTTTTATTCACAAGTCCTTTGTATTTCACATAGACGGAATGGTCGTACACGTAATGCTGGTTTCCGGACGCACCGTTACCGGGAGTCGCGCTGTCGCGAGACGACCACCGCATGGTTTTGGCAGACAATTGGTTCACGGAAGAAGGGGCCGTTTGGCGAGAAAGGGGGTCTCCGGCATTCATGACAATACGAAAAGGGGTAGCCGGCCACTTTTTTTTTAAGACGGCGTATCCATTAAATCTAGAAGAAATAGGAAACATTTTAGTTAACAATAAACGGTCCATACCATTTCATTAGATTATTTTGAATCCCTAAAGTATTTTTAAATAGGCGTATACTATATGGAATCTTTGGCGAATACGCTTGCTGAACTTAAAATGAGGGTGGATGATGGGGTCAATGTAAGCTGTGAATCCGTTCAAGAAAAGTTCAACGATGCCATGGCACGCGTGACCCAAGTAGAAGAGGAATTGTTAGAGCAACTGGATTCTGACATGTACCCGGGATGGACGCCGATCATGTTTGCGTGTACGTTGTTGCAAGATGGATGGATCACTCGTATCTTAACCATGGCAGAACATGCGGAAGCCGAATGTCCGAATTTAAGAAAACGAATGTTAGCGTTACGAAATGAAGACGGACACAATGCGTTGATACTTTTATTTGAAGCGGAACAAGTAGAAGCGCAAACCATTGCGGATGAAGAAGATACGGATGTGAAAATAGACAAAACGAAATTACGAAAATTGGTGATGAATGGAGCAAGTCCTACGGATGGAGAGGGAGGACCCAGTGCGAAAATGTTTGCGGCGGAATTGGGAGAACCCAACGTGTTTAAGGGAATGAAATGCAGTTCACCGAAATCGCGCACCAAAAAGAAGAGGTCGTCACAAGGTAAATCCAATCGTAAAAAATAGTTTATCTGGTATAACTATGATATTAGGAGGAGGAATTGGAGGTTTATATTCGGCGTATACGTTATTGAAAGAGAATCCATTGGAAAAAATAGTGTTGATTGAAAAAGGTAGTCGTTGGGGAGGTCGCATTTACACGGATAATGAATTAAGGGTAGAAAGGGGAGGAGCCCGATTTTCAAAAACGCATCAACGTTTATGGAGTTTGCTGGAGGAATTTGACCTTGTCAAGGATACGCAGGAACTTACGAATGAGGTGTCGTATGCGGAAGGGTCCATCTTATCCTTCAAGTATAGTTTGATTAAATTATTGGTGGCTTCTTCTTTAGATGTCTACCATGACCTAAAAAGTATGACGTTGGAAGAGTATGCGTATAAAATATTATCCAAAGAAGAAGTGGAAGGGTTAAAGAATGCCTTTGGGTATTATGCGGAATTGGTAACGATGAATGCAAAAGATGCCATTCATTTGATATTAACATTGAATCAAACTTTTTATGTATTGCAGCATGGTTTAAGTCAAGTGATTCAAGAATTAGTTAAGCGAATTAGTTTATATCCACACTGTACCATGAAAATCAACGAAGAGGTATTAAAAATAAGCAAGACACCCGAAGGGTATAAAATCAAGACCAACGTGGCTACCTACACGACACCGTGGTGCATTTGTACGTTAGACATAGAAACGGTAAAACGTTTTTCGTTAGGGATTCGTACGCATGGATTATTCAATGGTCCGTTGTGTCGTATCTTTTGTACGTTTGATGAACCGTGGTACACGTCACTTCCAAAGTACACGTCCAAATCCCCGTTACGAATTATCATTCCGCATGAGAAATGTATTCAGATTTCATATTCGGATTTTACGTATGCTCGGTTTTGGAAAGAGGTGGAGTTGACGTATGGGACAGAAGGAGTGAATCGGGCACTTGTGTTTTTTATAAAAGAAGCGTTGGGGTTGGATATTCCGATGCCAACCACAACTCAAGTGTGTTTCTGGGAATATGGAGTGGCGTATTGGACCCCCAAGACAGATAGTGAAAAGGAAACCAAGTATTATGAGGAACCGTTAAAAAACTTTTATTTATGCAGTGATGCTTATTCTTCAAGAAATCAACAATGGATGGAAGGTAGTCTTGAAATGAGTGAAAAGGCGTGTCAGAAAATCATAGCGAAACAGTTACCATCGTTTCGTACGCCGTTTACGAGATCTACGCCGTTTACGTCTTGATTTTCCGGCAGTTCTAGGAGAGGAGATTGGCATAGCAGTTGTATTACTTGTTGAATCGCCAAGCTTCAATTCAACTACTATTATAGGTATTCCGTATAAAAAAACAGTACGGTCTACAATACCTTTTAAAAAAACATCGTCAATTTCTCGGACACCAATTTTAATTTTGTCAATATAATAATTTTTATTTCCTGGTTGTTTTTTATAATCATTAAATATGTTTTCTTCAATATCATCGGTTAATCCTTTTGCATCACCTGAATAATTACTTATATCAATTGTTTTTCCTGTTTCTACTATAATACTTTCATCTGTATTTCCTATAGGGACAACCAAGGATACATCCATCATATATGGTTGAAGTGCTGCCATATGATTATCGTAGATTAAAACCCAACTCACCGTTTTCCTAAATCCGTCAATGTCGGTTCTTTACTAAACATGCGTGGTTTATTCGGTCAATGGGACGTCATTCTTGTTTCGTTTTTCCAATTTATCATTCACGGAACACACGACAATCGTACATGTTGAATACTTTTAGTTTTTTTAGCGTAGACGACACATCCAGTACAGAATCGGCCAGACACAATTTGTAGACGGATAACTGACTTACATTCGTTAAATCCGAAAAACGAGTCCCTTTGATGTACGGCGTATCGTAGAAAGTAACCGTAGACGCGTGAGAAATATGCTTCATGTCCTCATCCGTGATGCAGCAATAGGTGACGTCTACTTTTTGTAGCGGCAAATGTTGGAACCCTTGTAAATCGCGAATGTTCGCGCATCCCATGACAGTCAAATGTGTCAGTTTGGTTAAATGGGTAATCCCCACGGTAGAGATTTTTCCAAACGTCATGTCTAAACGGGTAAGGTGTACGAATGATTTGAATAAATCATCCGTAAGTAAATCCATATGGTACAAATTCAAATGCGTAAGTTTGGTTAAGGGAGATAATCCAGCATTTGTAATTCGTATACAACTATGAATGTATAGGATTTCAAGGTTCACCAATTGTCCGATACCGTCATCCGAAAGGTAGTGGTTGTCGCACAAACGTAGTTCAGTTAATCCCGTAAGGTGGGCGAAACATTTATCCGTAAATCCAGACCAGGATTTGCAACAATGTTGAATGTCAAGCACTTTTAAATTTGAAAAGGTGGAAAACATGTTGTCGGGCAAACGTTGAGTACAAAACGACATGTCTAATACTTCCACGTGACGAATCGCGATCAACTCTTCAGGTGTAATGGTCGGCCGATATTTGATGTTGGCCGTTTTTAATTTAGGGAAGCACGTGCTCCAATGATGCAAGGAACCCGATATCCGACGATTGGAGGGAAGTGAATACTCTTTAGAAAGAGTGCGACATGTCCGGTTGATTTTCCGGACTTTTGACATGTCATATAAATCAAGACAATGAAACGTGTAAAGTAAGAGATCATCTGGAATGGAATCCATTTTTTAACGATTCACTTGACACATGAATCATTTCAATTTTACACAAAATTGAATCGCGCATCACAAATAATGATTACTTATAACATGGAGTATACAGAAATCATCAAAGAAATTGAACCTCGCGTACATGTTCGCGTGAATGAAAATGTATGCGAGGTAGAAGACGCATTGCAACAATTGATGGATTGTATTTTAACAGGAAATGTGTGTTCTGTCCCCCATCAAGAAACGAACGTTTCTATTTTTATGAAAATGGTTCATCAAAAACATCCGTACGAGTATACAAAAAAGGTAATTCAATGGATAGAGCATGTCGTCCCCCATTGGCGCGAATGCACTCCCGTTCATTTACATACCCTTTTGGATGAATGGATACTCGGTGTGACTAGAGAGTATCGGGTTAGTTACGCTTCACTGTTTTAGGAGTCAGTGATGAAATGGGTGAAATGTTATCTGACCGAAGTGTGTATTTGTGGGTATAAATCAATTGAGGGATGCTTTCAATTTGTTGCGTCTCTACATTAAAACAAACTTCTTTAATTTTTTGTAAACATTTCTTGTCTAGTTTATCTTTTAACATTTGTTTCAACTGTTCCTTTTTTGTAGGTTCAAGATCTTCTTTTTCACTATATCGGTCAGCAAACTCCATCAATCGTTTCAGTTTTAAGGACTTGTTGAGTTTGTTCCAAGGTTGAGGGGTAGTTGGCTCATCCATCGCGACGATTTGTTCCAACGTCAACATAATAGTAATACATGTTTAAGTTCTAATTATATTTAATATATAGATTAAAAAAAAAGTGTGTCCGCCGACACCTCCTTTTTTTATGTTTTTTTTATTTTTTGGGATGGAGTGGTTTTAAGGGGGAGGGAGGCAGAAGAGGTGAGCGGCTTGAGCGGTAAAGAGGTACCTGGTATGGTGGTAGAAGCCGTTGGCGCCGAGAACTTGAAGGAACCCGTTGAAGTAGTGAGTTGGAGGTTCAGGTTCGGCGTGTTCTACCCCCTCCATGTCTTCAGGGGTTTCGTCGGGCACCACATGAGGTGCGTCCGGCATGCGAATGTCGCCGTTATCTTCAATCCCAGCGAGTTGGTTGTAACGGCGTTGAGCTCGCAGGAGGTCTTGGTGCGCTTCGTGAATTTCGTCAATGAACGCTTCTACTTCATTGTCGGAGTCGCTGCACTCGGTAGAGTAATCGTGGTCGGAGTTGGCTGACATTTTGGTGGGTTTTCGGTGATTCACCGGTATGAAAAGGGGATGGTGGAGAAACCGTTTCAATTTTTCAAAGAGCCGTTGTAAGATACATCAAAAATCAAGTACAACCTTTTTCATGTTTAAAAAAGCGTGTTGAGGACGAAAGAGCGCGTTGAAGAGAGAGAGAACGTCTAGGCAAGCCGAAGAAAGGTCGTGGAGGAGATGGCTTCACACCCTTCGCCGTGCCCGCGTCGTCCATGATGTTTGGCGCACCACCGGCAGCAGAAATCTTCCATACCTTGAGTGGGAGTAGAGTGCACGAGGCGACCGCAGCCGCACTTACATGCCTTGCGATGGAACGAGGCGGCTCGTACAGCAACACGAGCGCGAATCTGACGTACCTTGAGGCGGCACCATTCCCGAAGAAGTTCCATGGCGCGTGCTTGTTTCTGTCTCTGTTCTCGTGCAAACGCCTTTTCACGAAGTCGTTCTTGATCGTCGTCTACCTGTTGGCGAGTGCGGGTGTTTTCCTTGATGGCCTCTTCCGCGTAGCGTTTCCGTTTCGCAGCGGATTCATCAAAGAAGGTCTTGTAGTCTCCATCCTTCGGATGGTAATCGTTAATGTCGCCCCACAGGGCACCTACCGCATGCGCGTACGCGTACACGCGCGTTTGTTGGGAAGCCACGCAGGACTTTTTCGTTTGAAGAGCTTTGGCGTATGACATGGTTGCTGGTATACTTCACTAGAATCATGGAATGCATTTCAATTTTGGATAGATCCGTTTCAAAAAAATTGAAATAGAAAGTAGATCTTCATGAATAAAAAAAAATGGATTCGTTCCTGTTACAAGCAGACCTTCGCGCACGCCATGAGTACGGTGATTCTGCCATCATCATGGCATGCGAACAAAACAATCCGGAGTTTGTCATTCAATTAGTGAATTGTGGTGCGAATGTGGATGAATGGAATCGGCATCGTATGACGCCTTTGATGGCATCCATTTCGTTAGAACATGATAGAATGGTGGATACTCTGTTGACGTTAGGAGCGAACGTTAACATTCACAATACGAATGGCATTACACCGTTGTATATCGCTGTCAATAAAAATCGTTTGGCATGCGTCATCATGTTGTTGAATTATGGCGCGGACCCGTATGCCCGTCATTTTGGACTGGATTGTCCCGTTCAACGTGCGGTTGAATTTAATTATGATGATTCTCTTCATGAAATCGTTCAAAAAACAGATTTACGAGAACAACCCCTTCTCATTTCATTAATTGAACTTTCTATTCGGAAAAAACATACGTTATGTTTATTAGAATTACTGCATGATAACATAGATCGTTCTATGTTGAACCATTTATTATTTTACGCCATTGAAAAGGCGTATCTGGATGGCGTGGTTTTATTATTCCAACATGGAGCGGATGCGAATTGTATGGATATTAGTCATAGAACACCGATCGTATGGGCGGCGATTTACAACGACCGACCGTTATTTGATGTGTGTCTTCATAATGGTGCGGACATTAATAAATCTAAAGATAACATACTGGGTATATTAGCTCGCCATGGACGTGTTCCTTTTGTCAAGTATGCATTATCTAAAGGTGCACTGATAAATAAAGTGTATCAGAACAGTACGGCATTGATAGAAGCGGCGAGGTACGGGAACGAGGAAGTCATTCATGTACTCATCAAACATGGAGCGGATCTTTCATTTCGTAATGTATTTAAGGAATCGGCATCGGACATTGCCAGTTACAATTATTTCAGGTCATGTCACCAACTTCTTAAAACAGCAGAGATGTTATGTCAATTGACGTACAACCATGACATGTTTTCTGAAATGGTACAGATTACGATACCTCAAGAAACGTGGGTTCACGCATTATCAAAACCGGCACGCCGAAAAGCGTTGGATATACTGTTGGAAACGCGTCAAGATGAAATCGCTTGTTTTGTCGCCCTGTTTGAAGGAGAAGATAGAGTGTTGAAACAATTTAGAAAAGGAGAAGACGTTCGCTTTTCAGAATCATGGTTGAGAGGGTTAGTCCGACCCTTGGGGAACCGAATGTACCGACGTAACTTAATTCGTTATTTGGTGCATCCGTACCAAGTGAGAAGTGCGTTTCGCGAAGTCATGGTTTCCTTTAGTGGGTAAAATCGTTTAATCATGTAGTAACATAATATAAACAATTCGCCGTAATACATCTATGGAGGTTACGAAACGAGGAGGTGCATGCGAACCCGTTCGTTTTGACAAAATCGTGGAACGATTGTCAACCCTGACGTCCATCACACCCCCTATATCCATTGACCTTCCCAAAATTGTCATTTCTATCATGAACCAATTCCATGATAAAATATCCACTTCCAAAATAGATGAATTAAGCGCACAAGAATGTGCGGCCAAATGTACCGAACATCCTGATTTTGGAACGTTAGCCGGTCGCATTGTCGTCTCCAACAATCATAAAAACACGAGCGCGTCTCTGGTGGACGTGGTAACCCGATTGTACCAGGCGAAACGAGTGAATTCCACGTACTACGGGATTGTCTGCGCGTACTCGGAAGAGTTGCAGACCATGCTTGATTTTTCACGCGATTATGTGATTGATTATTTTGGATTCAAAACGTTAGAAAGGGCGTACTTGTTAAAGTGTGACGATGAGATTGTGGAGCGTCCGCAGCACATGTGGATGCGTGTTGCCATTTGTATTCATGGAGATTGTATGGAAAAAGTAAAAGAAACGTACGACCTCATGTCGCAAAAATATTTTACCCATGCGACACCCACTCTGTTTAACGCAGGGACGGCAGTGGAGCAGCTCAGTTCTTGTTTTTTAGTAGGGATGCAGGAAGATTCCATTGACGGGATTTACGACACGCTGAAAGATTGTGCGCTGATATCCAAATTAGCGGGTGGAATTGGACTTCACATTCACAACATTCGTGGAACGGGGACGTCCATTCAAGGAACGCATGGGAAGAGCAACGGGATTGTTCCGATGCTTCGGGTATTTAACGAAACGGCTCGGTACGTGGACCAAGGCGGAGGGAAGCGCAACGGGTCGTTCGCCATTTATCTTTCACCGGACCATGCGGACATTGAATCTTGGATTGATTTAAAACGAAATGTGGGAGATGAGAATTCAAAAGCGCGCGACCTGTTTTATGGGTTATGGGTGTCGGACTTGTTTATGAAACGGGTAGAGGCCAACGCGGCCTGGTCCCTGTTTTGTCCGAACAAGTGTCCCGGGTTGAACCACGTGTACGGTGACGAGTACGTGCAATTGTACGAGCAGTACGAGCGTGAAGGGTTAGCCAGTAAAGTGATTCAAGCGAGAGATTTGTGGTTCAAAATCTTGGACTCACAAATGGAAACGGGAACGCCGTCGTTGTTGTATAAAGATGCGTGCAACCAAAAATCAAACCAGCAAAACATTGGCGTGATTCAATCGTCTAATTTGTGTACGGAGATTATTCAATACAGTGATGCGAATGAAACGGCCGTGTGTAATTTAGCAAGCATATCACTTCCAGCGTTCATTCAGAACAAGACGTTTGATTATGCCAAGTTGCATGAAGTGACAAAAATAGTGATTGAAAATTTGAATAGAATCATTGACATTAATCATTATCCTACAGAAAAAGCAAGAAAGAGTAATTTTAGGCATCGGCCTTTAGGGTTGGGAGTACAAGGGTTGGCCGATGCGTTCTTTTTGATGGACGTACCGTTTCATAGTGATGCGGCGCGACACATCAACAAATGTATTTTTGAGACGATGTACCATGCGTCCATTGAAAAAAGTATGGAAATGGCGAAAGAGTTGTGCCCGTACGAAACGTACGCGGGGTCACCGTTATCCAAGGGTCAATTTCAATTTGATTTATGGGGAGTTCGTCCAAGCATGTACGATTGGGACGAGCTTCGTGAAAACGTGAAACGCCATGGTGTGCGAAATTCACTTTTGATCGCACCGATGCCGACGGCGTCCACGTCACAGATATTAGGAAACAACGAATGTTTTGAACCGATTACGAGTAACATTTACACGCGCCGAACATTAGCAGGTGATTTCGTGTTGATTAATTCTTATTTGGTGAAAGAGTTGTTGGCGTTGGGTCAATGGAACGTGAGTGTGAAGGACAGCATCATTGCGAATCATGGAAGCGTTCAGCATTTACCGATCTCGGACCATTTGAAGCAAAAGTACAAGATTGTGTGGGAGATGCCGATGAAGCATTTGATTGACATGGCGGTAGAACGTGGTGCGTTTATATGTCAATCCCAAAGTTTAAATTTATGGATTAAAGATCCGACGTACACGATATTGACCTCCATGTATTTTTATGGATGGAAAAAAGGGTTAAAAACGGGTGTATATTATTTACGAAGAAAGCCGAAACACCAAACTACCCAGTTTACAATTGCACCGTGTGAAACGTGCAGTGCATAAAAATTGAAATGGGATAAACGTGATGAATGTGGTGTAGACATGGCGTTCGCATTTCGTTTTCAAGGGTTTGTGACGACGCAAGCGTTTCATGTAGAACGCGCGATTCAAAAAATGAAGTTGGGGGATGTAGAGTCCATTACAAAACGGAAAGGTTACTGGTACGTCAATGTGTATTCGTGTTCGCTGGCAGGGGAAGCGTTTGCGCGAGAGCTTCAACATTCACCAAAAAAACTGATTTATGGTGAATGGCCGAATGGAAGTCCTAAATTTTGGTGGATTTACAAGACAACGTACCGATCACGTTCAGAATTCATGAGAATCTCTACTCAATTACCACGGTGCATGCGTGAAAAAGAAACAGAAACAGACCATGAGAACATAGACACTCATGGTATGGAGTACGTGGACGAAAACGGACAAAGGATGACGCGTCAAAGAATCAGTCCAGGCGTGTGTTTCCTGACCCGCCTTAAAAAGTCGGAGCATTTGTAAAAACTTCAACCGTTTTATCTATTTTTTTAGAGTACATGTCTATCGCGTACAACCCTGCCAAACTTGACACAAAAGCGATCATGCCATCTTTCAAGTTGGGAGTTTGGGTTTCCTTGTAGTACAGCGCGAACTTGAGGATCACAAAACATACCCCAATGACGAATGCGGTGATGCCTAAATTCATATACATACCTTTAGACTAATTATTACTCTAAAATACGCATCACTTTAATTCTTCAAATTCAAGAACGATCTCTTCTTTTACAGGAACGGGGACCAATTCTTCCACGTCAATCTTAATGTCCGCGTCGTCCAATATTTTCATCGGCGGTTCTTCTTCTTCTCGCACGGGAGGCTCGTACACGCTTTCCACATTGTCTTCGTTCACGGCCATGTTCGTCTCCGAAAAACGTAACTCCTTTTCTTTCTCCTTTTTCACACTTTTACCTTGTTCTTGTAATAAATCCGTACTTTCATCTAAATAAGCACGAAGTAAATTTTCAATCGGAATGTTATCACGAATGGTATCCAGGATACATTGACGGGTCATTTCCTTTACTTTTTCTTTATTTTTTTGTACGGTCAAGGAAGATATTTTGGGGTCAAATAAATAAACGTTCGTATACAATTGCCTAGATGTGTTGATGTAGACACTATGAATGAAATCCGGTAATTTAGGAATGTTAATTTCAATCTTCTTTGGTGTTTTTCCAGTTCGGATGGACGATAATATTTTTAAATGCGAAATATGCACGCACGTGATTAAATCTTCTAAATAACTACACCCACTTCGTTCTACAATGCGTGCCGTTTCTTTCAACACAATTTCATTGTTCCATTTGGGTACTCGCGAAAGAATGTTTTGAAACGTCATGAGGTACTTTTCCGGTTCATCCGCTTTATCGCAAATGTCTTTCCCTTCATTATACATACCGTACACACCTTCTAAAATGTGAGATAAAATGACTTTCATTAAACGTTGCGACCATTCACTTTGAGATTCTTTTAACGTAGGAATATGATTATCGTCCATTCTTTACATAAATAAATTAACTATTGTTTCTTTACGAAATACGAAGGAATGCAATAAAATATACAATAATAATTGTTCGTCATAAATATTATATTGAATGTTGGAGCATAAAAGACACCACGTGTCCTTATAATCCAGGTCACTGTTCGTCACATACTCTACGAGGTCCAGGGCAGAATAGGCTTCGCCGTACAACTCTTTCGTGACGGCCCAAATGGTGTCCTCGTTTAACCGAGCCATGATCTCCTTAAGTTGTTGAGGCCGATCTTTCATGAAGGGGGAGTTCATCACCTTGGACGTTTGCAAAGAGTATAAATTCATTGGTGAAAAAATATACAATTCAGAAAATCGTGACAAAATGGGTTTAATGAGTTTATATTTATCTGTAGTGACAATAAAAAAACGTGTAGTATGGTTAAACAATTCTACACACCGACGGAGTGCAAATTGGGCGTCGCTTGTTAATTTTTCCGCATTCAACAACACCACCGATTTAAACGTGTAGTGAATGTTTTGTTTTGAAAACGATTTAATGTCTTCCCGAATGAATTTAATCCCTTTTCCAATGATGCAATTGACAAACATGACACACGTATCCATGTCTTCTTTTTTATATAATTTATGAATGAATTCATATAACATTGTTTTTTTACCCGATCCATTCGGACCATGAAAAATAATGTTAGGAATTTTATTTTCTTGAATGAATAAATTTAACGTTTCCATAAAGTATATTCTCTCTCATATTTAAATACTTATGGTTTAGTAATCAACCGAGGGACCACATTCATCGTAATCAATTCATGCGTCATGAGTTTGAATGCGTAGGGCACATGAACTTGGGTAAATTCAGTTCGGTTTTCACAAATTTTACACAAATGTATTTTGAATTCATCATTGTACGATGCAATGAGTCCACATTTCTTACACACATGAACTTGAAATTTATCGGACGAATGAAACAATCGGTCTCGGGTAAATGCCGATGCCCCATGTGAAATGGAACAGTCTCTTTCCATTTCTCCAAAACGCAGACCACCATCCCGGGAACGACCTTCTGCCGGTTGTCGCGTCAAATTCACCATAGGGCCACGGGCACGGCTGTGATGTTTATCCACCACCATGTGCTTGAGTCGTTGATAAAACGCCGGTCCAATGAAAATGTCCGCTTCTATTTGATTTCCAGTAAATCCATCGTACAACAATTCATTTCCTTTAGATTCGTACCCCGATTTACGTAATTCTTTAGAAATGGTTTCCACCGACAATTCAGAAAAGGCCGTTCCATCACCAAATAAACCACGGTCAAGCAACACTTTTCCAAGAAGTGTTTCCAACAATTGGCCGATCGTCATTCGTGACGGAATCGCATGTGGATTAATAATCAAATCGGGACGTATCCCCGAGGAGGTAAAGGGCATGTCGGCTTCCGATAAAATGGTGCCTACCGTTCCTTTTTGACCGTGTCGTGAACTAAACTTGTCACCAATGTCTACTTTTCGGTCTGCCCGGATACGACCTTTCCAAAAGGTGTACCCTTCCCCATTCACGCCAATGTAATTCTTATCCATGAAGCCATCCTCATCCGACCGAAAGATGATGCTGTCATCTTCATATTTAATGATTTTAGATGGATCGTTTCGCGCATCTTTAATGGGACTCACTTTTCCAAGAATGATGTCTTTATCCGTAAGAGGTGTATTCTCCGGTACAAGACCTGCGGAAGATAATTTACTGTAATTGGCGAATTTCATTTTCCTTGTTTTTGTTTTATCCGGACAACATCGGATTTCATTATCCCCGTGTAACTTTTTATCTTCATCCTTTTCTGTATGGTACGCCGTCGTACGAAATAATCCTCGGTCAATGGACCCTTGATTGATAATCACGCTGTCTTCTTGGTTGTACCCCGTGTACGTCGCAATGGCGACAATGATGGGGGTCCCGGAAGGAAGTTCGTGAAGTTTCAGCATATGCATGAGTCGTGTATCTACTAATGGTTTATGTGGATAATTCAAAATAAAGGCCGTTTTATCCATGCGTTGATTAAAATTCGTTCCGGAAATACCAATGGCTTGTTTTCCCATGGCGCACTGGTACGTGTTACGAGGAGATTGGTTCCGTTCAGGAAATGGAATGCACGAGGCAAGAATACCAAAAATGGTACTTGGGTGCAATTCACAATGCGTGTAATTCATCTCCGTCATACGAGGATGAAAGGAAATCATCGCCGCGTTTTGTTCGCTAGGATCAATGTATTCAATGATGGAGTTCTTTCCCATAATCAATTCATCCCATGTCAATTGATTTTCACGAAGTTTATCTTGAATCTCTTTCGTGTAAAGTAACGTGTTGTTTTTCACGACAAACAAGGGACGCACCAATCTACCTGAATCCGTACATATTTGAATCTCGTTTAATTTGTAATCCAACACGATGGACGTGTAAATGCAAATGATGCCGGTTCGCTTCTTGTACTTTAACTCTTCTAGTAATTCGCACGGGGTTTCCGTGCACCCTAACCAAATGCCGTTCATAAACACGCGCGTGTGGTTGCGGTCCATGGAATACGGGGTCATGTGAGGAAGAAGGTGCTTGTGAATGGATGATGAATCCGATTTCAACGTAATTTGAGTCATGTACCCCAAGTTTTTCACGACGCCTACCGATTGACCTTCCGGGGTTTCGGCAATACACAAAAATCCCCAAATACTATTGGCTAATTTTCGGGGATCTACCAGTTTACAACTTTTATCAATGGGTTTACTGACACGCCGCAAATGACTTAGCCCGGCCGCATACGTGAGCCGGTTCAACACTTGCGCGACACCCACTTTGTTCGCGTTCATGTGTTTGGTACCGAAATCACCCGTAGAAAGGGCACGTTTGATTCCATTGTCAATGGTAGTTGGTTTGAGTCCTTTGTAAATGTTGGTTGGTGTAATGATTCGTAGATAATCACCGGATGATTTCCATGAACCAAAATTGGTTTCACGAGCAAAATGTTTTTGCATGTCTCTTACTAATTTATTAAAGTAATTGCGGTACAAGTCGTTCAACAAATCTCCCGTGAGATGCACTCGCTTATTCAAGTAAGAATCACGATCGTCGCAAGGAATACGTTTTAGAGTGCAGAGGATTAATTTGTTCGTCATGTAGCCGAGTAAATACACGCGTTGCTCCAACGATTTACAATGCGAAAACAAATCCGCGAACAACATGTCTAGCGTGTATACGTGCTTTCGGCCATACTTGTCGTACGGCAAGTACATTAAATTCGCTGATAAATACGCAAGCGCATCTTCCTGGGTAAGACAAGAAGACCCTTCCATGATGGATCCACGAAATAACGTTGCGATTTCGGTATCTTCTTCCAACGTCACCATTTTATAAATCGCCAGATCAGATAAGATACCGAGCGCACGAAACATAATCACAATCGGAATGTTCTTTTTGATGCGCGAAATATTAATATGAATCATGTGTTCTCCGGTTGGATTACGTGTAATAAACATGTTGACTTGTTTCGGAGAGACGCGTTTTGAATCAATGCTGCATTTCATTTCGGCTTGCAAAATATACTTTTGTGAATTATTCGCAGGAAAACAGTAAATGCGATTGTTGGCCGTATGCTCTTGACCGATGACGGTTTTTTCTGAACCGTTGATGATAAAGTATCCACCCGGGTCAGCTTTACATTCTCCAGTAATTTCATGACTCAAATGAGCGTTTTGCGTCAACACGCACACGGATGATTTTAACATGATGGGAATTTTACCGATATGAACTTGAGGAATGATGTTGTTGAAGTACTGCACCTCCTCCAGTTCAGGACCGGAACGCACAATGTATTGAATGTGAATGTCAATGGTGGTGGTAGATGAATAGGTAAAGTTACGAAGTCGTGCTTCATTGGGAAACATCACTTTGGTAGAACCATTGTTTTCAAAAATTTGAGGACGATTGAGTTGAAAATTTTGAAATCGTAAATGTATTTCTAAACTGTACTTTTTAAGCTCTTTGTTGTAATATTGATCGGAATGGATGATGACGGGATTGAATTGTTCTATGGTTTGTGGAAGTTGGGAATGAATAAAATGGTTGTAGGAGCCCAATTGGTGTTCTACCAATCGTTCCAAATGGTTTCCTTTAAAAAAGGCCCGAATCGGTTCCCATCTATCCATGATTGAAACCATCTTTACAATACATAAGTATCAATTTTATCTTTAAATCACTTCACGAAAGCAAGTCGTCCCCTCGTACGTATAATACACTTGAATCTGCTTATCTTCTAATAAAAAAGTATCCCAATGGATGGCATTATCACGGTACCCTTGTGACTCATGTTTTATAAATTTTCCAACATAGGTAACTTCCTTTGCATAATATTTTTGATTCGGCCAAGAACCAGTAGAATGGGTGTAGGTGGCAGTTTCGTATGTTTTTCCAATTTCGGGAGAAATTCGGAAGACTTCAATCATACCATGAAGTACTTATTTCTTTTTATGTGATTTACGAAGATTCCTTTTACGACGCTTGCGAGTGCCGCCTTCTGGAGCTATTGGTGCGTTTCTCCTAAGTGCATTAAATATGGATGTAGTAATTGTGCTTATAAGTGTATCCCTTTTTTCAACTTCTCTCACCGCTTGAGGGTTTTCGCGAGGATTTCGTAACGACATAAATTTTTCGTGAACTCGTGGTAACAATTGATCCATATTCGGTGTATCATTTATTGTTTCGCACAGGTCAATCAACTCTTTTTCTTTTCCGTCAAAATTCAAAGATTTTAAAATCCGAATGGTGTCATTTATTTTTTGTAAATAATATTTTGTATTGGTTTCATAATCCGAGTTAATATCTCTTTCAGTAAACTGTTTATGAGATTCTATTAATGTTTTTGTAGTTTCTTCTTTATACACACTATCAGGATTGTCAGATACTTTTAAAAGATTGTCATATATCGTATATAAAGTCATACAAACTACAATTTTCTCCATGTTTGTATCAAAAAAAATTTGTTTTTCTATAGGGCTCATCTGCTGGTCCGGTTGGTGGGTCGGTTGGGGGGAATCAATGATTTCGGAGATAGAATCGGATGAGGAATCAATACCCGGTGAATCTTGAAGTATGGGAGATATATTCCCAAATCCTTGAAAATCATGTTTGACAGGAGATCCATTGACATCGGTTAATGGTGGGTAATCGCCCGAGGCAGAGACAAATAGATCATTGTCTGTGGAAATGTCCGGATCGATGTAGTGGGGTAATGGTTGATATTTTTCAGAAAGGATTATTAATAAATTATTTATATCCTTCGTTTCTATATCATCTAACAATTGAATCAACTCGTTTTGCTCTGGAGTAAGTGATATTTTATTTAATTTTTGAATTAATTCTTGTATTAACTCTAAAATATAAGCTTTCTCTTTTTCATAATCATCAAATGGAAGTGAATTAAGTCCCTTGTATTTTTGCTCTAATATTTGTAGGTCTTTAGCATTTCCATTTGATTTTGCTTTTATCATCCGATTCAACAGTTCATATTTAATCATACACATTATAATTCTATACATGATTCTATCAAATGTATACGTTGTACCGGACTCAGAAGACGAATCTATTGACACCTCCATAGAAGATAACTGTGTTGGAAACACACCTATAGGAGACTTATCATTAGGAAAATACATGGATAATATATCATCTACTGTACGATTACCATCGGCAGATACAAACGACAGACTGGATGTTTTATCAGCGGAATCTTTAGCAGCAGCGGCGAACTCCGCTGCGAATTCAGCGGCGGTAATCGCGACTGACTCAATGGAATCATCGTCGGAGTCATCTTGTTTATATTCTTCAGATTGAGCGATCTCAGCGGCATCTTTGGCAGCAGCACTTGCAGCAAGTAGGGCAGCTTCAGAAGCCGAGGGCGGGCCACGGGGAGACTCAGTGGGCGAGGGCGGGCGCTGTAGTTGAAGCGAGTCAATGGGCGAGTCAGGGGGCGAGGGCGGGCGCTGTAGTTGAAGCAAGTCAAGGGACGAGTCAGTGGGCGAGGGCGGGCGCTGTAGTTGAAGCGAGTCAATGGGCG